GCGAAGCTTTTACCGTTCCATCAAATGTGGTGTTTTTATTGACGTGTAACGCACCATCGGATTTATCGTGTATCATTCGTATCCCATGAATATCAACACCCACATTTTCATTTTCGGGGCAACCCTCTCCTATTGATAAAATGGGTGTATACACGTGGTCCTCATTAAGAGTTGTCATGTTTACAACTTCTAGGTTCTTGACCTGTAAATCGTCGATTTTTAGTGGTGTGCCACCAATTTCGACGACTTCTTTCGTGATCGTATCATACGCAAGTAAGTTCGATGCATTTGCATTACGTATAGGACTTATGTATAATCCGCTGTGTTTGATATCACGAATCTTGCTTTCTGAAGCATTAAACACAATGGAATTTTTAGGTTGTTCGGAGTCCGATAATCTCCCTAACCGAACCATGTCGGTGGGTTGGTTTATACCGGAGTTCTTTACCATTTAATATACCATTGTATTTTAATTTGCGTATAGTAAACCTGCCATGCCGTTTTCAACGCGTAATATGTTGTAATTGACCGCATAAATTGGGTCTGTTATCTTCATACTTTCGCTCATAATCTTTGCTGAGTCTAACCTACTAAAATTTAGCGTACCTGTGGGCTGTAGAGAGCTTGTGAGAAGACAGAAGCAATATAAAAAGAAATCTGGGGAAGTCACATAGTTTGTATGATAATACGCCATTACGTCTATATAATGCGTTTTAGCCCATTTATAATTACCTATATCAAGTCCATTTATGTTTAGCTTTACTTTGTTTGAGACAGAAGTAAGTGCACCATTTGAAGTTGTATCTGTACACACCAGATATTTCACGGGATGGTTAAATATCAATTCCTGATCCTGTTCTCCGGATGGAATATTTTTTTGAACTTGTGTGATGAGCATTTCGTGATTTCTGGATACTATATTACCGCGTTCTTCGTTGTCCAAGTAATAATAATTTGCGTATACTTCGTAATTGTAACTCATCACATTTTTCCAATAAAATCTCAATTCAACTTCGTGATAATGTAATGCAACTAATGGCAAAGCTGATTGTGGACCTTCACAGAAGAAGAACCTAAGGGGGTAAAAATACGATTTAGAGTTGATACCCGGGTGTGGACCATTGGAACTCTTAGAAACGTTCTGTGCGAATGTATCAATTGCGATTTTTTCGGTAAATATAGAATCTTGTGAATCTACCATGTGACCACCTATGTATAATTCGACTTTGTCTATAATTTGCGTCCAATCGGATGGATCGACAGCTTCGGTTCCATCATCTACTGCTATGTACACGTGCCCGAGCATGTCACCCGTTTTTTCAAATTTAATTGACGTCATGGAATCATTTGATACGTTACCGCGCATCAATTGCTTTTCCACGGATTGCGAAAAATTTGAATGTCGTTTAAATGTCGATGAGAAAAATGATATCTCTGGGTCACCCATGATGTGTTTATCTTGGGCACCAACCGCGATGAGTTGTACGACTCCCGTCGACATTTATAATAACGAAAGGTTAAAAATATATCTATCTTACGCCCTGATTAAATAAATGGTAAATTCTTATTCTTGCACACAAATTTGAAAATCATAAAGTTGTCTATGGCGCTATTTATAGTGGCACCATCTTTATCTCTGAGTGTACACGTGAGACGGTCGAGTTTTCTTATGGGTGTGGTGTATTGTGATTCAACATCATAATCATCTTTGAAAATGATTGGATTTGAACCAGACTGAATTATAGTACCAAATCCCCTGTTAAGATTCGACATAGACGCCTGCCCACCGAACACGTTTGTTGTTCGCTGTGAGTAATTCGTGTTGAGTTCATCTACCGAAACGTGGCACACATTAGAAGAAGGTGCGTCGATTCGCGCGGCTATGAGCTTCGCGTGAACTATATTTTCAAGTGACTGCGTAAGGTGAACCGTAAATGTATTTTTGCTAGATTGACCAATGGTATCAACCGTTATGGTGTGATACTCGTAATCAAAATCAGGCACAGCTGGACGAGTTGTATTCACCGTATTCATTACTTATAAGTTAGATTAAAGATCCGCCAATTCCACCAATAATCTTCGCATCGGCGCTGTCCTTGACGAATTTTTGGTCACCACAAATTCCACCTGGTGTCAAAGCCTTGGTGTAGTACGCAGATTCTGGGGATCCTGGGGCACACTCAATCTTGTGCTCCAGGTCAAAGATGGAAGTAGGTCCAGCTTCTTCGGACGTCTCGAGGTTGACTGGTCTGGGCTGGTACATGCTTCTGCGTGGTCTCACCATCATGAGAACACACAACAAGAGGAAAACCACGGCGATCGTCTTGAGGGTATTTCGGTTCGTGGAGTTAAGCTTCATTTATTATGTAGCCAATATTTTTTATATTAAGTGCGTTAAAGAAATTGGATTAGTTTCAAAGTACAGAGTAATGGACGGTGAAATTACACTTGACCGAAGTCGTGGGAATGTACTGAAGCTTGACGATAATGAACAGGCTCTCATGGACGAAATAGAAATAGAAGTTCCACGTCCTCGTACGTCTCTACCAAAACCCACTGTGTATAAACCTGTCACTCGACCCCCACCCATGGAAAATTCCATGCAGGAAGACATAGATGCCTTTGCGAATCCAACGAAGCAGTCTGCACCACCACAGTATCAGGAAGACCCTGTTGACTATGGCGAATATGACCAAGAGGAAGAACAGCAGCCATATATCCAAGGTGACTATGCCATACAAGAAGAAGAGAGACCATCGCCTGGATACAAGTCCATAGACGAAGAAAAGGCGGATCTGGTAAACAAGCTCGGTCGTCTTGAAAAGAAGGGATTCACTGTAAACAAAAGACTTAACGCATATTCTGGCATTGACGATTTACGAACGGAGGTGAGGAGAATTACCTATAGTATAGATGTTGAGAAGTCTATTAAATTCTCTCGTAGAATGCTTATTGCGTGTTGTACAGGATTAGAGTTCCTTAACAAGAAATATAATCCATTCGAAATCCAGCTCGATGGATGGTCGGAGAATGTGATGGAATCGGTGGATGATTACGATGAAGTGTTCGAGGAACTTTACGTTAAGTATAGGTCTAAGGTTGCGGTTGCCCCAGAAATAAAACTCATTATGATGCTTGGTGGTTCTGCGATGATGTTCCACTTGACGAACAGTATGTTCAAATCTGTGATGCCTAATATGAATGATATTTTGAAGCAAAATCCAGGACTTGTGCAAAACATGGTTGACGCCGTGAAGAACACGACACCTAGAAACACGGAGGCTCCAGCGGGCGAACAACCAGGTGAGGAAAGATACGAAATGAAGGGACCTGGGGTTGACATTTCGAGCTTGATGGGCAATATCATGATGCCTCCGGTTCCTCCTATGTCGACTACCGCACCACAGCCAATTCCAAACATTGACCCAGACGATGACGATGATGCGATCTCCGATATTGTCGATGCACCAGAAGACGTCGAAGAAGATAGTGATGTGAAGGAGGTGAAGGTGTCTACCACGAAGGGTAAACGTGGTCGTAAGAAGAAGTCCGTCGAAATAAATTTGTAGATATAGTATAAATGATAGGGTACTGCCCCATCGAGGAAGAGCCACCAGTGCGGCTTCCTCCCCGGGTACGCGGGCCTCCCCGGAAACCCGAGGCGGATAAAAGGAGAGAGGACACAGAAACGAACTATGTCGTTTTGTTCTTTATCGCGGGCGTTCTTACACTCGCCGCGATGGATTCTGTTAAAAAGTAAATGTATTTCATTTTACCAGTCGCATGTAATGTGAATGGTAAAAGGAAGATTAGTCTATTTTTCAAGTTGTTCGACCATTTCTCGAAGTTCGTTAATCGCACCAACGGCGTACGGTATTATGCAATGATAATCAAGTTGAGCTACATTTGCACCCCAATCATCGTATGATGGTTCGTTTTTAGTTTCATTGGGTGGCGTGACATTCTGATATTACACTACAAATTTATCATGCATTTTCCAAGCGAAAAAACGTCGGGTTCTTCTTCTTTCATCTTCGGCATCTTGAAACCACCCTGTTTGTATACACGGAGTCGTTTATTATACATGGCGTGACACACAGACCATTGGTCAAATATGTCGTATATGTTAGGGTTATTCTTCTTACCTTTTGTTTCCCTCATGATGCGACCTATTGATTGGACGATATCTGATTTAGGTGTCGCAAGAATGACCGTATCCAGAGAAGGTATATCCAAACCCTCGTGCGCTTGGCTAAAAGTGGCAAAAATTATCTTTTTTGTACTCGATTCCGCGAGATCGGCTTCTTTCATACCACCCATGTAGAGACCTGACCTTTTTGGGAAACATTGATGAAGCATCATGCAGTGTTGGCGTCTATCACTTAACACGAGGGTTTGTCTCGTGGATTTCGCGATACGACTAATCAGTCCCACGAGCATAGAGTTTCGTTCCCTATTCTCCGTGAGTTCCGTAATCATCGTGGACAGGGACAGCTTACCGAATCTCGTACATGGCGGTGGATCCCTGAATCTCTGACACTCAAATTCGATGGGAAATACCTCCACGTCTTGTTGGTTTTCTCGTTCTACAGCAAAAAACGTTGGTCCCATGAACCAGTGAAGAACCTTCGTAAGCCCATCTTTTCTATTTGGGGTCGCAGACAGACCAAATATGTGTTTTGGGCACATTTTAAACAGGGATTGGCTAAACACCTTTGCGCATATGTGATGGGCTTCATCGACGATGAGTGTTCCTATGCTATCAAAATCACCGAATGTATACTCTTTGAGAGAAAGTGATTGTAGCATGGCGATGACGAAATCACACTCAACATCCTTTTTGTTTTGTTGAACTCGTCCGATTGTAGCGCCCGGACAAAACTGTTTGATTCGCTCTTCCCATTGATTTGCGAGGAATTCCTTGTGTACGATGATCATGGTTCTGTATCCCAGTTTACACGCGATGGCTAATGAAACGGTGGTCTTACCGAACCCACACGGTAAGCTGAGGACCCCGTGACCTGCGTCAATAGCCGCAGCAAGTGCGGCGTTCTGATGGGTGGCGTCTCGTAAGGTTCCATGAAATTTGACGCGAGTTCGTGTAGGTTCAGGTCTCTTATCCTCGTTTGGTTCTCCCAATTTACTAATTCCGTAGTATCTTGGAACGCAGATTCCATTCTTAGTTGGTCTAAATACCTTAAAAGGTGGAGGGGGGAACCCGAAGTCGTCATTGACTATGGCTCTTACCGTCAGCTCCTTTTTTAATTCGGGAGGTGGATTGTTCACTATGTATCCACTTCTCGTGAGCATTCTACTGTATTAAAGATTGGAAACTTTAATAGAGTACATAATCATGCCATCCGTGAACGTTGAAGAGAATATCAAGAAACTCCAAGAAGCCGTCGAAGCTACGTATCAAGAGCTTCACAGACTTCAAGGAAGTCTCCGTGTTTTCTTGGGTTTCCAAGAAAACGGTCTCAAGGAAATTGAGATTCCAGAGAAGAAGAAGGAAGAGGAAGAGAAGGAGTCTGAATCTGCTTAATTACCCATGCGTATCCACTGTGATTGGCGACATTCCAAGCGCCACTAAAATTTGCTATTATTTTGACTAAGTCACCCTTAGCTAGAGATTGTACGGGTGTGTTACCTTCGACGGTACACATCACGCGTCTGTATCTGAATGGTACTTTTATTGTTAAAACATTTCCCTCGAGTGGGTCGTCTACTTTTTGTTTGTTCATGATAAATCTTGATTTG